CGTAGAATTTTCTACATTGATGTTGGTAATCTTCCCAAGAACAAAGCAGAACAGTATCTGCGTGAAGTCATGGGTCGTTATCGCAACAAACTTGTATATGATGCTAACACGGGTGAGATCAAGGACGACAAGAAGTTTATGTCCATGTTGGAAGACTTCTGGTTGCCCCGCCGCGAGGGAGGGCGCGGTACAGAAATTTCTACCCTTCCTGGCGGGCAAAACTTAGGTGAACTGGAAGATGTAAAATACTTCCAAAAGAAGCTCTACAAAGCTTTGAATGTGCCCTCATCTAGGTTAGAAACTGAGACTACATTTAATATTGGTCGCGCTGCTGAAATTACTAGGGACGAAGTAAAGTTCCAGAAATTTGTAGCAAGACTGAGAAAGCGTTTTAGTGAACTCTTTGTTGATCTTCTCAGAACTCAATTGGTTCTTAAAGGTGTCTGCACTCTGGAAGAGTGGGAAGACATGAAGGAGCATATTCAGTTTGATTATATCGCTGATAACTACTTCACGGAACTGAAAGAGATCGAGATTCGCAATGAGAGAATGAATCAAGTTGCAAACATGGATCCTTTTGTCGGCAAATATTTCTCTGTGGAATATATGCGTCGTCAGGTTCTTAAGCAAACCGATACGGAAATGAAGGAGATTGATGAACAGATTAAGTCTGAAATCGAATCTGGTGTTTTACCTGATCCTGCAGCGGAAATGGATCCCGCTATGGCTGCTGGCGATCCAAACGCCATGCCCCCAGAGCAGCAACAACCCATAACTGGACAATCTCAGGGACCAGATCCCGCAGATGTTCAAAAGGGTGAAATTTAAATAAAATAAATAGTAGTTGTAATGGAGTTTTATTATGCCTAGCGATATTGCTAAACAGATCGTAGATCAGATTTTTGCTGGAGACAAAGCGAGAGCTATCGAAACAACATCTGATGCTATTGGTGCTGTTACATACGATGCGGTCCAACATGCAAAGCAACATTTTGCACAGCAAATGGGTTTTGGTTTGGATCAAACTGCTCAAGGTGTTGCGGATGAACTTGAGGGTCAACTGCCCGATGGTACTGATACCGAATACACTGATGTAGATATCGACCAGCGTCAACCGCATGAAGCACCTGCCGCTGAATATAGTGAAACCGAAGACAATACCGAAGAGGAACCTACCGATGAGACTGATAGCTGAAGAAATTACCCAAGTCGATTTTCTCTGTGAAGAGAAAGAAGGCAAGAAAAATTACTTCATTGAAGGTATTTTTCTCCAGGCGGAACTTAAGAACCGCAATGGTAGGATGTATCCTATGAAAACTTTAGCACGCGAAGTTGCTAAATACGATGAGAACTACATTCAAAAAGGGCGTGCCCTTGGCGAATTAGGTCATCCTGATGGTCCCTCCATTAATCTTGATAGAGTATCACATAAGATTACATCTCTGTCAGAAGATGGAACCAACTTCATCGGTCGCGCAAAACTCCTAGATACACCTATGGGGAAAATTGCAAAAAATCTTCTCGATGAAGGCGTGAAGCTGGGTGTTTCATCCAGAGGCATGGGATCTCTCGTTAAGAGAGAAGACTGCAATATGGTTGCAGACGATTTCATGCTTGCCACTGCTGCTGATATTGTAGCAGATCCTTCTGCTCCTGATGCATTTGTTGACGGTATTATGGAAGGAAAAGAATGGGTTTGGGATAATGGCATCCTCAAAGAGGCAGCCGTTGCCGAAATCAAAACCGAAATTGATGAAGCAACTCTCATTAATCTTCAAGAACGCAAAGTTTCCGCGTTTGAGAAGTTTTTGAAGAGTTTGTGATTTATAAATAAACATAGACAAAGCTAATGCATAACGGAGAATATCAAATGTCTGAATCCCTCGATAGAGAGTTTGAGGCAGCGCAATTAGAAGAAGGTTCTAACGCTGTTACCAAAAACGCTAAGCCTGGCGAAAAGATTGACACCTCCAAAGGTGGTGCCAAAAAAGTAATCAGTGTTGATACTGATTCGATGGAAGGTGCAAAGGGTACTAAGAATGCTGGTGCGAGTGCTGCTGGTGCAGTTTCGCATGAAGGTTCTGGTTCTCTCGATGCCAAACCTTCTGGTGCGTCCCCCGCTATGCCTGGTGGCTTGTCTAACCGTATCTTCGATGATGTCGAAACTGATGACGAAGAAACCATCTATGAAGCCCAGTACGACTTTACTGCGGATGTTGACGCTCTTGTCTCAGGTGAAGACCTATCAGAAGAATTCAGAGAAAAAGCAGTAACAATTTTTGAAGCTGCTGTCACTGAAAAAGTAAATGCAGAACTGTCTGCTTTACAAGAAGCCTTTGAAGTTACCCTTGTCGAACAAGTGGAAGCTATCAAAACAGAATTGGCCGAACAAATCGACGACTACCTGACTTACGCTGCTAACACTTGGATGGAGGAAAATGCTCTCCAAGTTGAGCACGGTATTAAGTCTGAAATCTCGGAGTCGTTCTTTAACGGTCTAAAGGATCTCTTCATCGAGCACAACATGAGTGTGCCCGAAGAGAAGTTCAACATGCTTGATGGCATGGTGGACGAGCTTGATGAGATGGAAGCTAAACTCAACGAGCAAATCGACACCAATATTGCTTTGAATAAGCAGATTGGTGAATTTGTAAAAATGGAAATTGTGAACGAATGCGCTGTTGGTCTATCGGAGACCCAAAAGGAGAAGCTCGCTTCTCTGGCAGAGGGTGTTGAGTTTGAAACTGAAGAAGACTTTAGAAATAAGGTCGAGACGATCAAGGAATCATACTTCACGAGAGCGGCTGATCTTACTGAGGAATACTCTGTAAGTGACCCCACCGAAGAAGCCTCTGAACCCCTTGTCGAAAGCACAGCAAGCGGCACGATGTCGAAGTATGTCGATGCTCTCGCACGCTGGTCCAAATAATTAATTAACTACTTTAAACGGAGAAACAAATGTCTATTAGAAACCTCCAGGAGAAGTGGGCACCCGTTCTGGAACACGATGCTCTCCCCGAGATCAGTGATTCCTATAAGAAAGGCGTCGTTGCACAACTCCTCGAAAACCAAGAGAAAGCTCTTACCGAAGAAGCTTCTGTACTGAACGAAACTCTTCAAACCACTGGTTACACTGGTGGCGACACTGCAACTGGTCCTGTTGCTGGTTTTGACCCTGTTCTGATCAGCCTGATCCGTCGCTCCATGCCTCAGCTTATCGCTTATGATATTGCTGGTGTTCAGCCGATGACTGGTCCTACTGGACTGATCTTCGCAATGCGTACCAACTATGGTAGCGAGCGTGATCCCGCTGCTTCTGGCTACGACGAGGCATTCTTTAACGAGCCCAACGCTGGATTCTCTGGTGGTGCTGGCACTTCCTATGATCCTGGCGCTTCTAGCTCTGCTAACAACGATGCTGAAGGCACCAACCCTGCCGTCCTCAACGATTCCTCCCCTGGCACTTATGAGCTGACTGGCGATGCTCAAGGCATGAGCACTGCTACTGTTGAGGGTCTGGACGACGCTACCTCTGGAAGCGAGTTCCGTGAAATGGGCTTCTCGATCGAGAAGGTCACCGTAACCGCCAAGGCACGCGCTCTGAAAGCTGAGTACAGCATCGAACTGGCTCAGGACCTCAAGGCGATTCACGGTCTGGATGCCGAGCAAGAGCTCAGCAACATCCTGAGCACCGAGATCCTGGCTGAAATCAACCGTGAGGTTGTTCGTACCATCTACACCAACGCTGTTGCTGGTGCTCAGAACAACACCGCTAACGCTGGTATCTTCGACCTCGATGTTGACTCCAACGGTCGTTGGTCTGTTGAGAAGTTCAAGGGTCTCCTGTTCCAAATCGAAAGAGATGCTAACGCTATCGGTCAGCAAACTCGTCGTGGGAAGGGCAACATCCTGATCTGCTCTGCTGATGTCGCTTCTGCTCTGGGTATGGCTGGTGTTCTCGATTACACCCCTGCTCTGTCTGGCAACAACTCCCTGACTGGCGTTGATGATACCTCCAGCACCCTGGTTGGTACTCTCAACGGTCGTATCAAGGTCTATGTTGACCCCTACAGTGCTAATGTCGCTGACAAGCACTTCTATGTTGCTGGTTATAAGGGTACTTCTCCTTATGACGCTGGTCTGTTCTATTGCCCCTATGTACCTCTGCAGCAGGTACGCGCAATCAACCCGAACACCTTCCAGCCCAAGATCGGCTTCAAGACCCGCTACGGCATGGTCTCGAACCCCTTCGCTCAAGGTCTGACCCAAGGTTCTGGTGCTCTGACTGCCAACAGCAACCGCTACTACCGTCGCGTCCAGGTTGCCAACCTCATGTGATATTGGTTCACATATTTCACAGAGACCCTACGGGGTCTCTTTTTTTGTCTATATAATCGTGGAGGATATACCTACCCATCCTTGGGTTGGGTAACTATGTCCTCTACATATAAACAAAATGACTAGACTATTTGTTTCACTGCTATTAGCTTCTATGGCAGTATCAACTATTAGCACTTCTGGAGAAGCAAAGGGAAGAGTGTGGGGATCACCTGGTGGTCATCCAGGATGGGTCTCACCTCCCAAAAAGCG